CTACCCCGCCGCGCCCCGTAGCTCCGCGAGCTCCACCGCGCTCGCGAAGTGCAGGCGGTCGATGAGCACGCGCTCGGTCACGCCGAGTTCTTGGGCCAGGTGCCATTCGTCCAGCTGAGAGCCCACATGCGCGGTGATCGCCTCCCACGGTACGAGTAGCCGCGCGGTCTCCGCTCGGACGTCGTCTTCTACCGCCGCGGTTTGGTGCCGGGTGTGGCCGCGGCTGATGTGGACGAGCTCGTGCGTCAGCGCGCAACGGGCCTCTACGTCGGTGAGGTGTTCATCCAGCCACACGCGCCGCCCGTCGGTGCATCCGCTGGCCACGCGCAATGGCGCGCGCTGCACGAGGATGCCGTGCTTCTCGATCAGGGCCCAGGGGTCGAACATGCGTTCGAATGTAGTTGTGAGACCGGACACGGATAAGCATCTCCAGCTTCGCGGCAGGAGTCGATCTGGCCCGGGATGTGACGGCCTAGTCCCGAACCTCCGTCACGTCCCCTTGGGTGAAGTCCATGGGTGGGGCCACCAAACTGGCCTTGAGAACCCGTGCTGTGATGTCCCGAATCTCCGCGCGGACGAAGGGGAAGAGCAGGTTCAGGGCATGACCGACAACCATGCGATTCTCGGGTTCGGGCAGCGCGCCCGGATCAGGCATGGTGAAAACACCGGCCACCTCGACCTCAAAGCGTCCAGAGGCGGTATCGCCCGCTACCGTGATGACGCCCATGCGGGTGGCTGGGTGCTCAGCGTCCTTCTCCGCCAGGAAACGGAACGAGATCTCAGGGGTGAACTCCCCGGCCTCCACCGGCTCGAGGGAGATTCCGTTAGACGTATCGAGTTCTGCGCATGCCTTGATGGTGTGCACGTCGTGCAGCACGACCTCCACAGTGCTCATCACAGGGCCGCCTGGGATCGCTCAAAGCTCGGCACCTGCAGTGATCGCGAGGGGTTCATGTGCCAGCGCTGGTGGCTTGCCAGCTTGATGACCTTGCCATCATCGGGCTGCCCTGCGGCGGGGGCGGTCCGCCATGTTGGAAGCGCATGACGCACGTCTCGGTTGTCGAGGCGGATGGTCAGTTCCTGGTCCACCACCCGAGCGTACTCAAGGGCGGTTGTCACCTTCAGCGCAGTGGCACCACGCTCCATGTCCGAGATGACCGACTGGGACACACCCAAGTGTTCCGCGATATCACGTTGGGTCATCTTGAGCCGAGTCCGTGCCTTGATGAGGGCGACGAGAAGACCGTATTCGGTGTCCGCGTCGGCCTGGATCGCCAGCGACTCGGGGGACTCGTCGTCCAGCCCGAACGGGTCGGCGGCGGTGTCGTAGTGAGCTGCGCTCATGGGTACTCCTCAGTTGCGTATCGGATTATCCGATATAGGTGATCCTAGTGGTGCGGTCGACGGATCGTCGACTCATACTCGCTGGAAGTTCTGGCGGCGAGTCTTGGCTCTCTTGGCGAAGCGCTGAGTGTCCGCCTTGTTGGTCTTGTGGAACGCGCACAGCATCTGGACCTCGGTGGTGGTCACGGCGAAGAACAGGCGGTACTGGTTGCCCCTGTACTTGTAGCGCGCCTCACGTAGCCCCTTGAGCGCGGAGAGCTTGGCGAAGTCGGGGCGCTGATCCTGCGGCTCCGCTGCGTAGCTCCGCATCATGGATCGGAAGCGCGCACGAACAGGTTCCGGAAACTTGGCGAGTTCACGCGTCAGGTTCGACTGCGAAGCACCGCCAGAAGCGTCAACCAGCTTTAGCGCCATGAGCGTTCCCCACATCTCTTCCGATGCGCCCGGCAGTTCGCTTGTCGGCGCTCTGACTGCGCCCGCCGGCGCTCGCGGCTGGTCACTGGAGCTCCGGGCTCACGGAGCCGGCGTCGCGAGCGTTCCAGATCTCGCGGACCACGACGGTTGAGAAGTCAATGTCGTCGACGGTGGTCTTGTCGTAGCCGGCGTTGAGCATGCCCAGCCCGCCCTTCTCGGGGTCGCCCTGGATGAAGACTCGGCTGTAGTCCACCTTGGACTCCTGGACGGCCTTGAGTACGTCGACGGTGTCCTTCTGTGCCACGGACTTCGACGGTCCGGTAAAGCCTTCCTGCAACGGGATCTGCACGAACAGCACGGAGCCTTCCATGTGGGCCTTGGCGCCGTCCACTGAGGCGGTCACGTCGGCCAGGGGGTCCTTGGGCGCCTCGGTCTTGGCCGGCGCTTTCGTGGGCTCCCCAGGGGGAGCGGTCGTCGGTTTCGGGACCTCTGTGCTCGGCTTCGCTGCGGGAGCCGTGGTCTCCGGGCTCGGCGGTGCCGCGGGCTCTGCCGTAGTCATCGACGGCGACGGCGACGGCGTCGCGGTCGTCTCAGAAGGGCTGGCGGACGCGCTGCCGGACGGGGTCTCCTTGGGCGGGGTCTGGCCGAGGGTGCCGGTCATGGCTGCGCCGATGAGGCCGAGCACGACGAGGAGCATGAACAGCCCGATGAGACCGAGACAGCCGATCTTGGCGATCTTCTTCGGCGCCCATCGCTTCTTGGGTGCGGGCGGTTCGTTGTGGGGGGTGCTCATGGTGGGGGCTCCTGAGTGGGGTGGGGGTCAGGCGGGGTCCCATTCCCCGCCGTCTTGCGAGGCTTCCGCCTCCTGGTCTTGGGCGCTGCGCATGGCACGTCCCTCGCTGGGGGCGTCGTAGGCGGCCAGCGCGTACTCGTCCGGGACGGGCGGAGCGGTGTCCTCGGCCGCCGGGCTCTCCCCGGCGCGGGTCATGGGGGACGGTTGCGTCGGCTGCGCGCCGCCCGCTTCCGCCCGCGGTTCCTGCTCGTGGTCCTCGGCGTCGTGTTCATGGGCGCTTGCTCCTTCAGTGGCTGCGCGGATCACGTGCAGGATTGCGTCCTGCATCATCGGATCCAGCGTCGAGACGGTGGCCGGCAGGCGAACCTCGAACGGGCTGCGGGTCTCGCGAACGTCGATGCCGAAGGATGCGGCATAGGCCAGCACCACGGTCCGCTCGGGGACGTCCAGGGCGACCGACAGGGCTTTCACCATGTCCGCGCTCTTCGGCCACCCCTTGGGTCGGTTGTTCGCGAGATCCGACAGCTGCTGCTTCGTGAGGCCAAGACCTGCACCCTGCGCTCGCTGAGCGAGGGCTTCGTAGGAGAGGTCGCTGGCCGCCTTCTGGGCCTTCACGAGTTCGCTGATCGTCTGCACGGATCCAATATCTCCACTGCCGGGGGAGCGGTCTAGCGGGCCGCAACACATACCGTCTACCACTGATTGACGTTCCCACCCTATCTAGGCGGCTACTAGAAAAACGTCATCGGAGGGGCGCGCCGCGCTATAACGGCGCGGATTGGGGGTGTCCCGCCCTCTTGCACCGTCTACCAGTAGGCACTACTGTGTCCATCAGTGGTTGACAGATATACGCCTACTAGGAGACACTCAGATGCACAAAGTGACGAGACTGAAGCACCGTTGGCCGAAAGGAACTTGGATGCGACTCAAGAGCGCAGACACCTTGCGGGCATTGATGGATCAGGACGGGTTCTCCCACGGTCGACTCGCGCGCTACGCCGGATGCAGCAAGGGGTTCATCTCCCACCTGCTGGCTGAGCGCCGCAGCTCATGCACCCCCGAGCTTGGGGCCCGCATCGCGGAGGCACTGAACGTACCCGTCCAAGTCCTTTTCGACGTCCACAAGTCCACCAGCAGCAGTACAAACGACATTCACGAGAGGACGGCGGCATGAGTCAGGAACTCACGCATTTCATCTACGGCGACCACCAGGTGCGCGTCGTCGAGCACGAGGGCATGCCCTGGTTCGTCGCCACGGACCTGGCACGGATCCTGGAGTACCGCAACGCCTCCGACCTCACCCGCGGCATCGAAGACGAGGACCTTCGTACGCACATCGTGCGTACGAACGCCGGGCCCCGTGGGGCACTGGTCGTCAGCGAGGGCGGCCTGTACACGATCTTCGTCCGGGCCCGCACCGAACGGGCTCGCCCGTTCCGCCGGTGGGTGACCCACGAGGTGCTCCCGCAGATCCGCAAGACGGGGGCGTACACCGCCCAGCCGCAGTTGCAGGTCCCGCAGTCGCTGCCGGAGGCGCTGCGCGCCTACGCCCGTGAGGTGGAGGCCCGGGAGGCCATGGAGGCGTACGCGCAGGAGCTCGAGCCCAAGGGCGAGGCCTACGACGCGTTCCTCTCCGGTGACGGGACGTACTCCATCGGGAACGTCGCGAAGATGCACGGTCTGTCCCAGAACAAGCTGTTCGCGCTGATGCGCTCGGCCGGGGTCATGATCGCCAAGGGCGCCATGCGCAACACCCCGTACCAGCGGTACATGCACCACTTCGCTGTGAAGGCCTACGACTTCACCCGCACGGACGGCACGGTCGGCACCTCGTACACGACCCGCGTGCAGCCCTCCGGTGTGGACTTCCTCCGCCGCAAGCTCTCCCTCACCCCGGTCACGAACGTGGAGGTGGCGGCATGAACCCCGAATCCCGTGCAGACGTCCTCGTGGCCCTCACCCGCGTGGTGGCCGAACTCTCCGCCCTGGCTGACAAGGAGGCCGGCGGCACCACCACGATGCGTTCCCAAGTCAGCATCCCGTGGGCGGCGGCGGACCGGGCGGTGTGGAAGGTGCTCGAGGGGCTCGTCACATTCCAATCGCCAGAGCAAGCCACTGACTCCCCACGCCGGCCGCGGTCGAGGTCACGAACTGGGCAGCCCACTCAGCAGCAGTCGACTGATACCACTTTTTCTTCTCCTCGCTCTGAGTCTGCTCAGCAGCCGCGTCCATGCAGAACTTCAGATGTCGGAACGACTCCTGGGCGTCAAAGCCAAACCCCGCTCGATCACCATCAAGAACGGAGCGAAGATGACTGATCAACTTACCGATGTAGTTCTTCAACGACGGGTCGAGGTCGGGATCCTCGCTGACCGTCTTGCCAATCTTGTCGAGACGCTGAAGGACGTCATCAGGCAGTACGTCCTGCAGGGCCGGCATATTAGCGGATTCGAACCACATGGCCAGTCCCTCAAGCATGTCCCGACGGGACAGAGTCATTCGCTGTTGGGGCCAGGACCTGGGGTAGTGGAACACACTCTTGCGCCATTCCGGCAGAGCGTCGCGATAGCTCCCTACCCGGATGCCCCGCGCCGAGAGTCTCTCGACAACATCCGTGATTTCCGCCAGCAACGAGACGGCGAGGCTCAGTTCTTGCCACCCGTCGTCGCTGTGCAGATCCACTTGGTTTTCAGCGTAGTTAACGGCCTCCTCCCACTTGTCGAAAAGGTCCAGGAGATCAGCCGCGGGGTTATGCATGACCGGATTGTAACTGGCGCTTCGGCTCTGGGGGTGGCGGCATGAGCACCACCACGGACTTCACCGGCTGGCTGCCTGCCGAGGTCGCCGAGATGACCCGGGGCCTGTACTCCGAGTCGCAGCTCAAGCGCCTGGCCGGGCGGGGCGAGATCGCCCACCACCGCGGGTCCCGCGGCAAGGTCATCTTCTTCCGCGACGACGTCCGGGCCCTGCTGCGCCACACCGCAGTCCGCCCAGCCCAGGCCGAGACAACCACCCCGGCGCCCGCGGAGCTCACCGCGCCAGTGGTCTCGCCGTTCCGCACCACCTCGCGCTCGCGGGCGGCCCACAACGAGGCGGCGGCGTCGTGAGCGCGGCGCGGCGGGTCACGTACGAGCGGGTCACGTTCACGGACCTGCGAGCAGACCCCTTCCGGGAGGTGGTGGGCATGGTCCGGCACACGGATGCCCCCTCCCGGCGGGTGGCAGTGGGGACGTTCGTCCAGCGCTGCCTGTCTCAACCGGTGCGCAACAGCGCGCCGTTCGAGATCGCGTGGGGGAACTCGGGGTCAGCCCCAGCACAAGTGCTCTTGGGGGGCATATGTGCCGGCGACCTCGAGTTCGCCCCCGCCACTTTCGATCAGGCCCACGCGGCCGCAGACCACGACGCCGACCGCCCGGTCGTTGTCGGACATGCAAGGGGAGACCAATGAGCACCATCCTCAACGCGCTGTGCGCGATCATCCCGGACCCGCTCGAGGCGTGGCTGGCCGGCGGCGGGAACATGACCGTCCTGGTCCTCGGCCTGGTCGGCCTGGGCCTGTACACCTGGGTGCGCCCAGCTGTGGGTGAGCGTCGTGGCTGAGACGACCCTGTCCCGCCGCCTGGCTGCGTTCACTGACGCGTTGACCACGGCGATGACGGGCGCTACCGCGGTCATGCAGGCCCGCGAGGAGGAGCAGCAGGCACGGGCCTCCCGCGCGCGGCGTCGTGCCCTGGACCGTCCTCGGATGCATGTGCACAAGGGCGGGGCAGAGCTGTTCAGCCGTCTCCCGCTCGGGGACCCCCGCAACCTCTTGCCCACGGGCGGGCGACTGTCCCAGGACAGCTGGCACGTGTGGACTCTGCAGCCCGAAGCCGCGACGGAGGGCCTCACGGGTTCGTTCGTCGGGTCTTTCGACACGTGGGCGGAGGCCATGCTCGTGGCCCACCACGTCGCCGAGCACGGCCGTATCCCGGCCCAGTGGTGCACCAACGTCTCCGACCTGATCACGGGACTGCTCAACGAGGACCAGGAGGACGTGTTCTGCGGGGTGGGTGAGGTCCCATGCTGACCGCCCCCGCCATCCTGCTCGCCGCGCTCCCCGGGTGCATCGCGGTCATCGCCGCCGGTCTCCTCGGCGTGCACTGGTCCTCGGCCCAGCGCGCCCGCCAGCAGCGGGACCTCCTCGCCCGGCTGCAGGGCCGGGGTGATCGCTCATGAGCGGCTACGTGTACCGCGGCGCCCGCCCCGAGCCCCAGACGGCACTCACCCAGCAGAACCAGGCCTTGGCTGCGGAGCTGGAGACCGCGCGCAAGCGCATCGCCCAGCTCAGCTCCACGGTCAGCCAGCTCTCCGACGCCAGGGACAGGGCCCGCACGGAGGCCCGTGCCGCCACCCGGCAGCTGGACCAGGCCCGCACCGAAGCGGCCGCCGCGGCGTCGTCCGCCCCCTCCCAGGACGTGGCGGTCCACCGGGCCCGCGTCCGCGCGCTCCTCGTCGCCGTGCGCACCGAACGCGACGAAGCCGCACGCGCCACCCAGGACCACGCGGCCGAGCACGCCCGGCGCACCCACGCCGAAGCGGAGCTCTCCCGCGTGGAGGACACCCTCGCCCAGCTGCGCGCCGAGGTCACCGAAGACCACCAGGCCCGCGCGAAGAACGTCCTCACCGAGTCCACCACCGCCCGCGAGAACACCCGCCTCACCCAGCGCGTCGCCGAGCTGCAGGGCGCGCTCACCGACTGCCAGCAGATGCGCACCGAAGCACTCGCGGATCGTGACCGGGCCCTGGCGGAGGCCCTCACGGTGCAGGGGGTTCTGGACGCGGCGCACTCGACCATCACGGAGGCTCTGCCCGCCGTGTGGGCGATCCGTCGGCACCACAACGAGATCAAGAAGGAGGTGGCCTGATGAGCTTCGACTACCGCGCCCCCGAGTACCTCATCGGCACCGTGACCTGCGATCAGTGCAAGGGAGTCGAGGACTTCGGCTCGATGGAGGACTTCTACGACGAAGTCGACGCCATCCACTACTACCGCGCTCGCGGTTGGTGGATCCCCGAAGAGGGTGAGGAGCCCCAGGCCGATCTGTGCCCGGCCTGCGCTGCGAAGAACGGCCGGGACCCGGCCTCCGTCGAGAAGCTCGCGGCCGAGGCAGAGCTGAACGAGCGGTGGCTCAACGGTCATGAGCTCTACAGCTGTTCGGAACTCGGCATCGCGCCCGCCGATCACCAGGACCAGAAAGAGGAGGTCGCCTGATGTCTGGCGAAACCATCATCACCGTGGTCGGGAACCTGACCGCGGACCCGGAGCTGCGCTTCACCCCGTCTGGGGCGGCGGTCGCGAACTTCACCGTGGCCTCCACACCGCGGGCGTTCGACCGGCAGGCGAACGAGTGGAAGGACCAGGAGACCCTGTTCATGCGCTGTTCCCTGTGGCGGGAGGCCGCGGAGAACGTGGCCGAGTCCCTGTCCAAGGGCACCCGCGTGATCGTGCAGGGCAGGCTCAAAGCCCGCTCCTACGAGACGCGTGAGGGGGAGCGCCGCACCAGCCAGGAGCTGGAGGTGGACGAGATCGGGCCCTCCATGAAGTACGCCACCGCCAGGGTGGCCCGCAACGCGAAGGGCACAGGGAACTCCTCCCAGAACTTCGGCTCGAACCAGGGCGGCGGGTACGTGCCCGCCGGCGGCTTCGGCGGCGGGCAGGGCTTCCACGGCTCCCAGGGCCAGCAGCAGGCCCCGGCCGCGCAGGGCGGGTCCGCGTGGGACGCCGCAACCCCGGGCGCGCAGAACGCCTTCGACGGCATGCCCGCCGACGGCGACGACCAGGAGCCCCCGTTCTGATGGGCGCCCGACAGCCCTACAGGGCCACCTTCCGTATCGAGTTCCCCCGCGCCGGCCGCGTGCGGAACCTCGCGGGCACCGTCGACCTCGTCATCGACCCGGCCCGCCAGGACCCGGACGACGTCATGCCCGCCCTGCACCAGGAGATCGGCCGCTGGCTGGTCGCACAGGCCCCCGGGATGGTCGGCCAGGACCTGCAGCTCGTCCAGGAGCAGGTCGACCCGCCCGCAGGGTTCATGCGCCTCAACGACGGCTTCTACGGCGGTGGCACCTGGGCACAGACCGCCACCACCCCGCTCACCCCCACCCAGGAGACGACATGACCACCAAGCCCAGGCCGATGCCCGCCAGCCAATGGGACGACTACCTTGCGGCGCTCTGCCGGGTCACCGCACAGCCCCACACCGAGGGCATGGTCGAGCTCTGCCGCACCCGCTACGGAGCCACCACCGCCGAGACCACCGCCGCGCTCGCAGCGATTCGAGAGACCGAGGAGGGCCAATGAGCCCCTACACGCCCCGCCCGGGAGAGCGCGCCGTGCTCCACACCTCCAGCTCGAACCAACTCTGGTTGCTGGTCATGAACCCGATCGGGAAGTGGCAGCACATCGGTGCGTTCGACCCGGACGGCCCCCACGTCTCCTGGTACCCGCACGTCACCTACGAGGAGGACTGGTGCCGGTCCCGGCCCACGGACCACGCCACCCAGGAGTGGGCATGGAACCTGCTCGACGTCGCCAGGAACCGAGCCCGGCTCGGGTACCCCCTAGCCGACCTGGCCACCCACGAGGTGACCGCGATGCCGCGCGCTCCGCGCCATGTCCTGCAGCTGGGACCACTGAACCGGCCCGCCGAGACCACACCCGCCCACCAGCCCGCAGAAGCGGAGGAACTGTGCCTGTTCTGACCACCCACCGCGCTCACCGCGCCACGAACGAGGCGCCGTGATCCTCCCCGTCCTCCTGGCCCAGATCGCCGCGCGCTGGGCACACCACCAGCCGCCTGCCCACGGGTGGGCCCCGAGCGAAAGCGAGACCGACATGGACACGCAGACCCCCCATGCCCCTGACACCACGGGAACCCCACGCAACACCCCGGCAGGCCACCCGTGAACCTCCTCATCTGGATCCTCCTCGCCGCAGCCCTCGGCCCAGTCCTCACCGCCACAACCATGGCCGCGCTGCTCCTCTCCATCGCGCTCGCCGTGCTCCCGTCCGTGGAGCCAGCCGAGCGAGTGACCCTCACCGACGTCCTCGAAAGGAGGGAGCCATGATCGACCGCCCGCACGGCTCCGACTGCCGCTTCTGCAACCGCGCCGCCGAAGAAGCCCGCCGCGCCGGGGATGAGCTCGGCCGCGCCTGGACCAGCGAGTTCTACGACTACGACACCCGCACCCATCACGTCGTCCACTACGACCCCGAGACCCCTGAGCAGGAGATCAACGCCTCCGAGACCTTCGAGGAGGAGGCCTTGAAGCTCGCTGTGGCCCGGTACAAGTACCGGGGCGTGAGGGACCAGGACATCTACGACTTCATGCGCCGGCACGGCCACCGGCCTGGGGGTGCTGGGCTGGACATGCGGTTCTGGATGACGGTGAACCGGCTCCGCCAGGACCCGGCCATGATCGCCGCGCATCCGCAGCTCACGGCGGAGCTCAACCGCCGGGTGGAGGCGGCGGGGTGAGCGGGTACACCCCGGGGGAGCGCCGCGAGCACCACCGCACGCTCCACACCGCACGCGAGGTCACCGCAGACCACACGGGACACCTGGTCAGCGTGGCCACCACGGATCGCACGAGCCGCGGCTTCCTGCAGGCCGTGGCCACGGACGGAGACTTCGTCCGCCTCGACCTGCAGGTGAGGGACGGCCGGGTGCTCCCGGTCTGGGTGCAGCAGGACACCGCGGTGCTCGTGCACCGCACACGACAGCAGGACAACCGGAAGGACAGGACATGAGCCCCACACCGATCACCACGATCCAGGCCATCGACAAGAGGGGCGGGCTCACGGTCGCGGACCTCGTGGTGTGGACCAACCACCTCCGCTTCCTGGACGTGGACCCCCGAACCCCGGTCCAGGCCCGCGTGGGATTCCGCGGCCAGCTCCTCGAGGTCAAGCCACGCCTCGACCAGGAGCCACCACGCTGACGGGCCGCGCCGCAGGACGGCGCGCCCCGCCCGCATGATCCACCAGATGGGAGACCCCAGTGCCACCACGCACGCAGCACACTGCCGGCCGCACCGCAGCACGCCGCCACGACCGCGCGACCCCCGCCCAGCGGGGGCGCCGCCGCACGTCGGGCTGGAAGCGCGACGGCCACACGCAGGACACCGCCCGAGCCGCGCGACCCACCACCGTGGGCACCGCCGCACGCCGGGCCGGGACCGCGACCAGGCAGGGGCGCGACTGATGCCGTGGCTACGCGTGGGCGACTCAGCCGCCACCAACCCGATCGTTGCAGAGGTGCGCGAGCACCCAGCCGCGGACGACCGAACGAAGCTCGAAGTGTTCGGATTCGTCACGCTGTGCGCAACGGTCGGAGCGCAGCACCTCACCGACTACGTCGTCTCGCGGGCCACCGCGGCCGACGTCGCCGGTTCGATGGAGCGCGCAGACCTGCTACTCGAGCAGGCCGTGTTCGCCGGGTACCTCGAGCCCGTCACCGAGATGGTGCGCGGCCAGGAGCGCCAGCGCTGGCGGATCGTAGAGGACCCGGAGTTCATCCACATGCGCACCCAGGAGGAGGTTGAGTGGGAGCGCCGTCGCAAGCGCGACAACTCCAACCCTGCCCTCACGATCCCCGTGCGTCTGCGCGACGGGGACGCCTGCCGGTACTGCGGGCAGGTCGTCCGCTTTCGTGCGCGCACTGGGCGTCTGGCCGGCACCTACGACCACAGGAACCCCGGCCGCGGTGCCGAGACCCCGGAGGATCTCGTGGTGGCCTGCACTCGGTGCAACTCGGGCAGGAAGAACAACCCGCACGCGGAGAGGGAGTACCCGCTGCTTCCGGTCCCCGAGCGGCCGTACTACTCCCTGGACACGGTGGAGTTCGTGAAGAACTCGGACTGGGCCAGGAGCAACGGCATCGAGCCACCACCCGCCCCAAAGACCAAGGTCCAGCCCGGTCACGTGCCGGCGGGCCATGCCACACCCACACCCGGCACTCCCGCCGCGGGAGAGGACAGCGCGCCCACGGGCAGCAGCGACTCACCCGCTCGCGAGCCTGACACCGCAGCCCCCACACCCGTGGACGAGGCGCGACAGGCCACTGCCGAGGGACGACCATCCGGGCGCTCTGCAGAGACAGGCAGGTCTCGGCAGGAATCCGCAGGGAGCCTTCCTCCGGATCCTGACAGCCCGGGACGGGGCGGGACGGGTCGGGCCGGTACGGGAGGGATCGGGAACCCAGCACGACCATCTCAGAGACAGAACACGCCAGACCACCATGACCACCCACCCAAGAAGCGCGGATCAAGATCACGACGCCGGGGGAGAAGGGGAAAGCGATGAGAGCCACAGACCACCAGGAGCAGATGATCCTGTCCTGGAAGGAAGCCCAGCTGCAGAACCACATCATCCAGATGGCCACGGCACTGGGATGGGACTTCTACCACACCCACGACAGCCGGCGGTCTCCGGGCGGGTTCCCGGACCTGGTGCTTGTGCACCCGCGCAAGCGGATCTGTCTCGTGCGTGAGCTCAAGACCGAGCGGGGCCGGTTCCGTCCGAAGCAGGAGCAGTGGCTGGAGAACCTGCACGATGCCGGCGTGGACGCGGGGGTGTGGCGTCCGAGCGACGTCGTGTCCCAGCGGGTGCACCGTGAGCTGTCGGCGGGCACCGGCTACGGGACCGGGTCGATGGGGGAGCGGCCATGAGCGCGCTGTGCGTGGTGGACGGAGCGCCAGCCACGATCGGGAATCTCTGCACCCAGTGCGTCACCGCCTTGCACACCGCGGTGCTCGAGGTGCCGCGTTTGCTCCGGGAGCTGGACGTGACCATCACCAAGCAGTCCAGGCAAGGGAACTTCGTGGCTGGGGCTTCCGGTGAGCGTCCTCTGGTGCTCAACCTCTCGGCCTCAGAAGTCGCGGACTCGATCACGGTGGCGCTGCGCACGGTCGCGCACCTCGGGGCGGGGGCTAACGAGCGGGTCCCCGTGGACGTCGTAGCCCTGTCGCCATGGACAGCCCGCAGGCTCAAGCACGCGGTGCGGCGCCAGGAGATCGAGGACGCGCATGCCGCGCTGCTCGACGCTGTGCGGGAAGGGTGGCGCTCTGTGGACCGTGCACCCGAGCGACGTGTGGTCGGTACGTGTGACTGCGGGGGAGTGTTGGCCACGGCTCAGACCGAGGGGGAAGTGCGGTGCCCGGCCTGCGGTGTGCTCTGGGACGTGGAGGAACGGGAGGAGGCTCGCAACGAGATGTTGCTGGGGCTCACCGTGTGCACCGCGGATCTCGTGACGCTGTTCCGCACCGTGCTGGGCAGGCGCATCACCACCGACACCGTGCGGAAGTGGGTGCAGCGTCGACAGCTGAGGCCCGTGCGCGTGGACCCGATGATGTTCCGTGCCACGGATGCAGTGCAGACCTGGGAGCGGCTCCACGGTCTGCAGACGGATGAACGACAAGGCCGGGCGAAAGAACCGGCCTGAACGATTCAAGCCCGTGGTGTGGACGAACACGGCGCTGTCACGCTACTGTGTACTCAAATGGAAGCAGTCTCGGAAGAGACATGCTGACCCCGAAGGCCCCGACGATCTCGTCGGGGCCTTCGTCGTACCCGGAGCAGGACACCATGCCTCACGCAGCACCGACACGATGCACGGCCCGGGGATGCTCGGCCTTCGCCACACGCAAGGGCCGGTGCGATGAGCACCAGTCCTCGGGCTGGACCGAGCGGCGCCGACCGCAGGACGACCGCACCTCGCGAGACCGCATCGGCATCAGCGAGGCGGCATGGCAACGCCTCCGCAAGAGCGTCCTCGTCGAGCACGAGGGCATCTGCTACGTCTGCGGGAAGCCCGGCGCGAACGAGGTCGACCACAAGCAAGCCGTCGCCCTCGGTGGGGCCCGCACGGACCGCGCCAACCTCGCCCCGATCCACGCCGACCCTTGCCACGCAGAGAAGACCCAGCGCGAGCTCGCGCTCCTGCGGCGTCGCGCCGACCGCGCCCGCCGGAGCCCGGCCTGACCCCCCCCCGGAGGGCCCCTCCCCAGGGGGAGGGGGAGTCAGAATCTCGGGAATTGCAGCGCGCCGTTCCGGCGCCGGTCAAAAAACGCACGTCCCCGCGAAATGTGAACCCCCCTTTGCTGACTTGGGGCGATAACCGAAAATCAGGCCCTTTCGACCCCGTTTCGCGGGCTCGATCGACGACATGAGGAGACGCGGATGGGCGCAGCGAATCTTGGGCGGAAGCCGAAGCCTCGGGCGCTCAAGGTCGTGGAGGACAACCCCGGCCACCGCCCCATCGAGCCGGAGGTTCCGTTCACTCGCGGGTCCCCGGTCAAGCCCGAGGATCTCAGCGAGGACGCCTCGAAGCTGTGGGACCTCGTGGTCGAGCAGATGCAGTCGGTCGGCCTTCTCAAGCCCCTCGACGCGCCGTCGCTCGAGATTCTCTGCGAGACCTACGCGCGGTGGAAGGAAGCCGCTCGGATGAGGCGCAAGGACTCGATCCTGGCGGACAACAGTCAGGGCCGCGTCTCGGCGCCGTGGGTCGGCATCGAGGAGCGCGCTGGCAAGGAGTTCCGCGCCTGGTGCTCGGAGTACGGGCTCACCCCGGCTGCGGAGCGCAACCTCGTCCCGGACGCCGAGAAGGAGGACGCTGACAATCCGTTCGCGTAGGAGGAGGCCGTGGTGGTGCTGAAGCAGCCGCGGGCCTTCGCTGAGCAGCACGAGGACGGGCGCCGGTGGAACGGGAAGCGGTGGGTCGAGGAGGAGACGCTCCTGCGGAAGCTGCGGCTCTCTCCGGAGGTCGCCGCGTATCTCGACGCCCGCGACATTCCGTGGCCGGAGATCCCGCCGAAGATCAAGACCCCGGAGCCCTCGGGGGTCACGGATGCGGCGTTCAGCTTCGCCCGCGTGGACCGCGTGCTGGACGCGTTCAGCCGTCTACGGCACACGCAGGGCCCGCTCGCGGGCCAGCCGCTGGTCCCGGACCCCTGGCAGATCGCCTACTTCCTCGCCCCGGTCTTCGGCTGGATCAAGCCCGGCGGCGGCCGAGACGGGTACGTGCGGATCATCCGCAACGCCACCTTGGACGTGCCGCGCAAGAACGGCAAGACCACCCTGTGCGGCGGCGTCGCGATCTACCTCACCGCGGCGGACGGGGAGGCTGGCGCGCAGGTGATCGCCGCGGCCACGACGAAGGACCAGGCCGGGTTCACGTTCGCGCCGATCAAGACCCTGGCGGAGAAGGCCCCGGCGCTGCGCGGGCACGTGAAGCCGTTCAAGGAGCGGATCACGCATCCCCGCTCGGGCTCCTACTTCCAGGTCATCTCCTCGGCCGCGGACGCACAGCACGGCGCGAACCTCCACGGGGGCATCGTCGATGAGCTGCACGTCCACAAGAAGGGCGATCTGGTCGAGGCGATCGAGACCGGCACGGGCTCCCGTGAGCAGCCGCTGATCTGCAAGATCACCACGGCCGACGACGGCAAACCCCAGTCGCCCTACTCCCAGAACCGGGAGTACCTGGAAAAGCTCGCCCGCGGCGTGTTCAAGGACCCCACGGTCTACGGGGTGATCTTCGCCGCTGGGGACAATGATGACCCGTTCAGCCCGGAGACGTGGCGGAAGGCTAACCCGGGGTACGGGGTCAGCCCGAAGGCCGACTATCTGGCTTCGGAGGCGAACAAGGCGAAGAACAGCCCCGTGCTGCTCGCCCGCTTCAAGCGGCTGCACCTCGGGATCCGTACCCGTCAGACCACCGCGTTCATCCAGACGAAGGACTGGCGGATGAACAGCGGCGGCCCGATCCGGGAGTCGGATCTCGCGGGGCGGCCCGCCTACGGCGGCCTGGACCTCGCCTCCGTCTCGGACCTCACGGCGCTGTGCTGGCTGTTCCCCTACAGCCCCGAACGCGGGCCCGGTTACGACGTGCTCTGGCGCTTCTGGACCCCCGAGGACAACCTCGACGCTCTGGACGACCGCACAGCCGGCCGCGCGTCCCGCGACTGGGTCAAGAACGGCTGGCTCACGGTCACCCCGGGCAACGTCACCGACTACGGGTGGGTCAAGGCGCAGATCAAGAAGGACGCCGACACCTTCGACGTCCAGTCGGTCGGCTTCGACCGCTGGAACTCCTCGCAGCTCGTCACCGACCTCATGGACGACGGCGTGAACATGGTCCGCGTCGGCCAGGGCTACATGAGCATGAGCCCCGCGCTGAAGGAGGTCCACCGCCTCGTGCGGATGGGCGCCAGCGGCCGCCCCGCGGACCGCGTGCCCCGCCTGCGCAACGGCGGCAACCCCGTCGCGCTCTGGTGCGTCGACAACCTCGCCGTGGACATGGACCCGTCCGGCAACGTCAAGCCCTCCAAGGCCAACAGCGCCGACAAGATCGACGGCGTGTCCGCACTGTGTGACGCGATCTACGAAGCCATCAGCTCCGGCGGCGTCCGCGAGAGCACCTACGAATCCGACGACCTGCGGGTCGTGTAACCACGAAAGGAGGCCCCGATGCGAACACTCCGAGGACTGGAAGGCGCCAAGGTCATGGTGAACCTCACCAACGGAGATGCCCTCGTGGGCCGCCTCGCCCGCACGGGCCGGGACTACCTCGACCTCACCAGCGCCGAGCTGCGCTCGCGGCAGGACAGCGGGTCTCTGGACGGCACCGTGATCATCCCCGCGGCGCAAATCGCCTGGGTCCAGGTGGTCGGCTGATGGGGTACGGAATCCGTGACGGGGACATCATCAGCACGGACAACGAGAAGTTCGGCGCCCTGGTCCACTCGGTGCCGGTCACCAACTACGAGGGCTCAAGCTTCTCCCCGGCCGCCATGTGGGCGGACCAGCCCCAGATCCGCACGGTGGTCGACTTCATCACCAACAGCATCGCGCTGGTGCCCTTCGACGTGTACGAGCGGATGGAGGACGGCGGTCGCCGCAAGGCCCGCGGGCACGCCGTGCAGGAGGCCCTCAAGGCCCCCGGGTTCCGCATGGGACAGCGCCGCTGGGTGCAGCAGCTGCAGCACGACATGCTCCTCTACGGCCGCTGGGCGTTCACCACGTACCCGCGCGAGGACGGCGGCCTGGAGTTCATCATCATCCCCGCCCACATGTTCAGCATCGCCGTGGACGGCCTCGGCCGGTACACGGACCTCGTGCTCTACCTCGGGGACGGCCGGAAGGTCACCCGCCCGCTCACGGACGTGACCTTCGACCTGAACGTGCAGGTATGGAAGGCCGGCACCCGCACGGGCAGCACCCCGGTGAGCACCCTCGACGGGCTCGCGCGCGAGACCGAAGCGCTCAACGAGTACCGCTCCGAGCTGTTCCGCAACTCGGCCATGGTGCCCGCGGTGATCGAGCGGCCACACGAGGCCGGGAAGTGGTCCGACGAGGCGTGGGGGCGCTTCCGCAAACAGTTCTCCACCTACCGCCCCGGGGGCGGCTCCGCAGGCGGCGTGCCGATCCTCGAGGACGGCATGACGTACAAGCCCGTGGACACGGTCAACCCCAAGGACCTCGAATACGTCCAGGTACGCCAGCTCACGCTCATGGAAGCGGCCCAGGCACTGCACATACCCCCGGAGCTCGTCGGAGCGAAGGAGGGCACGCACAGCAACATCGTGGCCCTGCGCGAGCAGCTCTACGTGGACGTGCTCGGCGCGGACATCGGTTTCTTCGAGGACGCGCTCAACGCCGGTCTCCGAGACCACCTCGGCGCGAACTACTACATCGAGGCCAACGTGGACGCCCGCCTGCGCGCGACCTTCACCGAACGCGTCAAGGCCTACCAGTCCGCCGGCGGCGGCCCATGGCTCACCCGCGCGGAGATCCGCGCTCGCGAGAACCTCGAGTACCTGGAGGGCACCGACGAGCTCATCGTCCCCATGAACGTCACCTCCGGCGGACTCGCCTCGCCCAACGACACGGGGCAGACCAACGAGGAGGGCGGGGACCCGTACAAGGCCGCACGGATGGTGGTTCGCCCAAAAGCGCTGGAGCTGACCCCCACCCGGACCGCGACCGTGGTGGCTCGGCAGAAGTTCGAGAGTGACGTGGCGGCCAAGGGGGAGCAGCTGCGGGAACGCTGGCTCAAGCGGCTGGGCGTCTCGGGGGAGAAGGCGCAGCGCGGAGCCAAGGTGGCCTACGGGGATTCCATCGCGAAAGTCATCGGGGGCGAGATCAAGCTCCCCACGATCGACCCCGAGGACGTGGTCTCCGACGTCGCGGAGATGACGAAGTGGACGTTCCCACGGATGCAGCAGGTCATGGCCACCGCCTCCAAGGACCAGCTCAAGGAGCTGGGGATCGCGAACTGGGAGAACTGGTCCATGAACACCCAGGAGAACTGGTGCTACCGAGCTTCGCAGAACTGGTCCGAGCACCTGATCCTCACCCAGTACCGCGACGTCGTGAACCAGGCCGTGGCCGATGACCCATCCTCGTGGCGCGAGGCGCTGCTGGAGAAGCTCGGCGAGAAGTCGAAGCTCACCAACGCGGCCCAGACCATCGGCACCGAGCTGGAGTCGGTCGGCCGCAACGACGCCGCCCGCGCGGCCGGGGCAACGACGAAGACCTGGCGCACCACCTCGAAGGCCCCACGACCCTCCCACGCCACGCTCAACGGCCAGACCGTGCCCATCGACGGCTACTTCCTCAACGGCCTGCGCTGGCCAGGGGACCACAGCGGCCGGGGACCGGAAACAGCGAACTGCAGGTGCGTCCTCGTCTACGGGGGCATACCGGAACAGGACACCGAATGACCACACAGGCGAAGTTCAAGGCCACCACCACGGCAGGCACCGGGGCGCTCGCCGCGGGCCAGTTCCGCGCGCTGGTCTCCGTCTTCGACAACACGGACTCCTACGGGGACGTGATCCGCCCCGGCGCGTTCACGGAGAGCATCGCGGAGTGGGAGGCCAAGGGGCAGCGAATCCCGGTGATCTGGTCCCACGACTGGGGAGACCCGTTCTCGCTGGTCGGCAGCGTCGTCAAGGCCACCGAGACCGCCGCGGGCCTGGAGGTGATCGGGGAGATCAGCGAGGAGGACCTCGAGTTCAACCCGAAGGCCGCCCAGGTGTACCGGCTGCTCAAGGCCGGGCGCGTGAACCAGTTCTCGTTCGCCTACGACGTCCTCGAGGGCGGATGGGCCGAGCAGGATGGCCGGGAGGTCTACGAGCTGCGGAAGCTCGCGATCCTCGAAGTCGGCCCGTGCCTGGTGGGCGTGAACCGCGAGACCGAACTGCTCGAGATCAAGGGCGCGGACCCCGCAGCGCTCGCCGCGTTCGAGCGGGAGCTGGTGAGCTCCACCGGCTCGAAGGGCACCCACCTCCACGACCTCGCCCACGCGCTCGCCCGCGCGGCCGCGCGCAAGGCCCAGGACATCCCCGCCCCCGGCGACCCCGCCACCGTCGAGGACACCGCGCAGCGGCCCGACGACACCGACACCCCGCCGGCGCCCGCGCCGGCCGGGGGCCAGACCACCTCGCCGGCCGCATCCGGTGAGGCAGAAGGGGATCAAGACACCGGCCAAGACCCCGCCCCGGCTCGCACGCCAGGGCAGGACCCGCACCCGGACGGTGACGTGGACCCCGCGGTCTCCCTTACGGAGATCGACCTCATCCAGATTCAAGCCGAAGGAGAAGCATCGTGAACAAGAAAGCACAGGAGCTGCTCACCGCAGCCCGCGACGTCGCCAAGGCCGCCGAGCAGGCCGGCCGCTGGCTGACCACCGAGGAGAAGGCCAAGATCGACGACCTCACCACGCGCGCTCGCGGTGAGTTCGAGCAGGAGAAGGCCGCCCGGCAGGCCCGCCAGTCGATCGAGGACCTCGGCCGGGAGATCGAGTCCGGCGCCGCAGAGGAGCTCAACGCGAAGGCCCTGCAGGGCACTCGCCAGGGCATGGGCGCGGCCCGCAAGTCCGTGGGACACACCTTCACCGATTCCGCGCAGTTCAAGGCGCTGCAGAATCGGTTTCCCGGAGGCAACGTGCCCCGTGAGGCTCGAGTGACCATGGACTCCGTCCAGGTCGACGGGATGAAGGCGCTCATCACCTCCGGCGCCGGCGCGGCGAACACCGACTCCTCCGCGAACGGCCTGGTCACCCCGGACCGCCTCGGCCTCGTGCCCTTCCCCCAGGTGCAGCCGAAGCTCCGCGACGTCATCACCAACGGCACCACCGGCTCGGACCGGATCGAGTACGCGCAGCTGCTGCCCGACTCGGACCCGGCCGTGACCAACGCCGCGAAGGGCGTGAAGGAGGCCCCGGCCACCACCGGCAGCGTGGGCGTGAAGCCGGAGTCCGCCTTCGGGTTCCGCAAGGCCTCCGCCGACGTGATCACGATCGCGCACTGGATCCCCGTGACCAAGCGCGCGCTCTCCGACGCCGCGCAGATCGCCACCATGATCGACGGGTTTCTCGCCCGCGGCCTGGAGCAGGAGATCGAGCGGCTCGTGGTCGAGGGCAACGCCACGACCCCGAAGAAGGGCGAGGAGGAGTGGAACGGCATCTTCAACACGACCGGCGTGCAGGACCAGAAGTTCGACACCGATCTGTTCAAGACCGCCCGCCACGCGCTGACCCGCGTCACCAACCTCGGCGGCCAGGTCTCCGCGTTCCTCGTCTCCCCGGAGCTCGATGAGCAGATCGACCTCGCCCGCGACCAGAACGGCCGCTTCTACGGTCAGGGCCCCTTCGCCCTCGGCCCCGGCACGCTGTGGGGCCGCCCCCGCATCGTGATCCCCGCGCTCGCGGGCACCGGCAAGTTCATTGCCGGCGACCTCAGCCAGTGCGTGCTCTGGGACCGCGAGCAGGCCACGATCACGGCCACGGACAGCCACGCGGACTTCTTCGTCCGCAACCTCGTGGCGCTGCTGGCCGAGTGCCGCGCCGGCTTCGGGATTCTCAACCCCGGCCTGCTGGTCACCGGCCACGAGTCCGCGGAGGTGGCGGCGTAATGGCAGCAGGCGACGTCCACGTGATCAACGGCGTCCGCTACCAGGAACACGACGCCATCACGAAGGGCCTGCTCGACAAGGACGGCCAGCCCGTCGCCGTCGAGCCGGCCCTCGCCGGGGGCAAGGCCGCCCGGCCCGCGCGCAATAAGGCCCGCAAGGCCCCCGAGCGCGTGAGCAGCGAATCCGGAGGAGGACAGACCAGTGAGCACGCCGAGCGCGGCGCCGCTGCTGGCTGACCCGCAGGACCTCGCGCACGTCCTCCCCGCCGGCACCATCGCCGGCGGGGAGGACCCCCGGGCGGTGCAAGCGGTCCGGCGGGCGTCCAACAGGTTCCGGGCAGCAGCACGCCACCCCGTGCACCGCGTCACGGGCGATCAGATGACCTTCGACGGCCCCGGCGGCCACGTACTCCGCCTGCCGGTGCTCCACCCCACAGTCCACCGCGTCACGGATCAGGGCCGCGACATCACAGCCCACGTGCGGGTCTCCCCGCAGGGCTACCTCCAGTCCACCGGCCCCGCGTTCAGCACCGGATACGGGGCCATCGTCGTTGAGCTGGACCATGGCTTCGAGGATGTCCCCGAGGAGATCGAGGACGCCGTGCTCGACGCCGCAGCCCGGGCGCTGGCCATCCCGGTAGGGGTCAAGGACCTCGCCCTCGACGGGGCCTCGGTGTCCTTCGGCAGCGACCAGGGCACCTCCCAGGACTGGGCGGACGCAGTGACCCGCTATGGCATCGGGACGGGGGACCGCGCGTGATCCACCCGTTCTTCGCCACCACCACCGTCACGGTCCATCCGGCCACCACCGTCACGCAGTTCGGGAAGACGACCCGCAAGTGGGGCGTGGACCCGGACCGGATCGTGGAGGGCTGCCACATCAAGTCCGGCCCGGCCCAGGAGGTCCTCACCCGGGAGGAGGCCGCGGTCACCGAGTACACGATCTCCATGCCCCCGGGCGTGCAGATCACCCGCCACGACCGCGTGTCCTTCGTCTACGGCGGCCAGCAGTACGGCGGGACCCCCGCCACGGGCCTGGAGCTCACCGCCCCGCCCCGCCGGCCCTCGGGGCCCACGGGGCTGCTGGACCGCACCATCGTCGCCACCCGCTCCCGAGAGGAGACCTGATCATGGCGAACAAGTTCGAGCTGGACCGCAAGGCAGTCGGCCGCTTCCTCAAGAGCCCGGAGATCGCCCGCGGCGTCCGCCGCGTGGTCGAGCCCATCCGGGACCGCGCCGAGGCCAACGCCCGCGCTGCCGCGCGGCCGGGGGAGAACCCCCAGGTCGACCTCAAGGAGTACATCGGCCGCGACCGTGTCCGCTTCCACGTGGCCATGGTCAACCCCGCCGCGATCAAGGCCGAGCAGATCGACCGGGCGCTCACCCGCGCGAAGCCTGCCGGCGGCCGCTGATGAGCACCATCGCAGCACCCGCTCTCGTCGCTGTCGACGCGGTCCTGCGCGACGCCGGCCTCACCGCCGGCATCCGCCGCCCAAGCCAGTACCCGCCAGACGGATTCGTCGTCTACTTCCTCAACGGCGGAGGCGACCCCACCCGCGTGACCCAGGACGTCCGGATCGAACTCGAAGGCTGGGGACCCGACGTCCTCACCGCCATCGGGCACCTCGACCGCGCTCGCGGCGCGCTGCACGCGGCTACGGGCACGCACGGGATCCGGCGCGTCGAGAACGTCGAGGGCCCCGCAGATCTCCCCACGGGGGAGGAGGACTGGACGCGGTTCACCGCGACCGTCCGAATCACGATGCGAACACCGACCACCTAACGGAAGGACCACCACCATGGCCACCAACGAGAGCACCGAGGACCTGACCTTTGTCACCACCGTCCGGGACCCCGTGAACGGCTCGTTCTACGTCCAGGGCAAGACCTACGACATCCCCACCGCGTGGGCGAAGAACCTGCTCCACCAGGGCGTGGCGGTCCCGAAGGACAGCGACGCCGGCAAGGCCGCCGAGGAGGGCAAGTCGCTCTCCGAGCTGGCGGAGGACCACAAGGGCGACGAGAGCCCGGCGCCCGCCGGGAAGTCTGGCAAGGCCGCCTCCAAGACCACGAGCAAGTGACCGGGCTCCGCGCCCACCACGAGAGGACACAGCAATGAGCGAGAAGACACTGAACAACGCGAACGTGCGGGTCTACGGCTCGATGTTCGACGGGATCTGGGTGGCGCCTCTGGGCACCCCGGACCCCGTGATCAAGACGAAGGCTGACCTGCTCCTGGACCTTCCGAAGCCGTGGGTGAACGTCGGTTGGCTCAACGAGGACGGCATCCCGCTGACCGTCTCCACGGACATCGAGAAGATGAAGGGCCACCAGGGCGGGTCGCTGCTCCGCACGAAGGTCACCTCCACGGAGAAGGGCTTCAGCATCGGAGCCCTCGAGGAGTCCCCGCTCGTGACCGGGCTGTTCTTCGACCACAAGGACCCCTACAAGGTCACCGACGACGTCGCCCGCGTGGACCTCCCCAAGGGCATCGGCACCGTCGCCGTCAAGACCATCCAGGTGGTCAACGACGACGACGTCACGAAGTGGATCGTCTCCCAGCGCACCGAGATCGGTGAGCGCGAGGACGTGGACCACCAGAACGCCGCCATCTCCGGCTACACGATGGCCGCCTCCATCGTCGGCGAGGCCTACATCCTCACCGACAGCCAGTCCTACCTCGATGCCGCGAAGCCGCTCGTCGGCGCCAGCGAGTAGATCGAGCAGGACCCCACGACAGGCCCCGGCCGGTGATCGGCGATCTCATCGGCCGGGGCCGCACTACACCCACCCGATCGCCACCGAGATAGGAGATCGCCACCATGCCCAAGACCGAAACCCCCGCCGAGAAGCTCGAGCGCAAGTCCCGCCAGGAGACCGGCCGCGCCCCCGCAGGATCCCCAAAGGACCGCGCCGGAGCCAAGCGCCCCCAGGATCACCATAAGCCCGCCCCGAAGCCCGACAAGGACGGCATGCTCAACGTCACGGTCGACGACGTCACCGTCACCGTCGACACCAACGGCATGCGTGACTGGCGCTTCGTCGAAGCCTCCGGAGCCGTCGAAGCCGGCGCCGCCGGAGCCGCAGAGATCTTCCAGGTCGTCGCCCTCGTCATCCCCGACCGAGCCGACCGCGCTCGCATCGCGGACCACGTCAAGGACGAGACCGGGTTCGTGGACGTGCAGCGGTTCTTCGAGTTCTACCAGCAGATCGTGCAGGAGGCGGGGGCAAAAAACTCCTGATCCTTGCTCGTCTGCTGCTCGACGTGCCGCAGGAGGTCGCCGCGGACCTGCTCGAGGTCTACGGCATCCGACTGGCCCGGGCCCGGGAGTCGGGCGAGTACGGGGCCGGGGAGATCGCGGACCTCGTGATGCAGCTCCCTGCCGGTTCCCGCGTGTGGGCGGCCGTGGGCGGCTGGGCCGCGCTGACCGTCGAGGCCCGGCAGATCCAGGTCGTGGAGTACCAGATGCGCGCCATCTGGCACGCCTACACCGGGGGCAAGGGCAAGCGCCCGAAGCCGCCGGAGGCCCCCACGGGCTGGCTCGTGGAGCAGCAGGAGGAGCAGCGCAAGGCCGCCCAGTGGGCGGACCGCGCCGCAGCGTGGCGGGCGCACTACGCGGAGCACCGCGAGGAGATGCAGCGCCGCGCGGCCGCGTTCCGGCTCAAGCCCGACACGCAGGACGAGCAGAAGTAACCAACCAGCAGAAGGCCCCGCCGGTCACCGGCGGGGCCTTCCTCATACCCAGGAGGGCGAGATGGCCGAAAGCATTGCCACTCTCTACGTGGACATCGTCCCGTCCGTGCGCGGCATTCAGGGCCAGCTCGCCAGCCAGCTCAACCCCCAGGTGACCAAGGCCGCCGAGCAGGCCGGCAAGGACGGCGGCAAGGCCCTCGGGAACAACCTCAGCTCCGGAATCCGCGACTCGCTGACCGCGACCAAGACTCTCGGCAAGGACCTGGGTGCCGCGCTGCGCCCGGCGCTGACTGGCGCCCAGAACCTCGTGGGCGGATTCAAGGACGCGCAGGCAGCCGCGTCCTCGTTCACGGGCTACCTCGGGAGCGTGGGCGGCGCAGCGCGCAAGGTCGCCGACACCGCGGCCGTCCCCGGGCAGAACTTCGTCTCCGGGTTCAAGGACGCGCAGGCCGCCGCCAGCTCCTTCACCGGACATCTCGGCACCATCGGAGGCGCGGCCCGGAAGGTGGCCGACACGGCCGCGCTCCCGGCCCAGAACTTCGTCTCCGGGTTCCGCGACGCGCAGGCGGCCGCCAGCTCGTTCACGGGGCACCTCGGCACGATGGGCGGCGCGGTGCGCCGCGTGGCGGACACGGCCGCGCTCCCGGCCCAGAACTTCGTGTCCGGGTTCCGCGACGCGCAGGCCGCGGCGAGCACCTTCACCGGCCGCATGGGCACGCTCGGCGGCGCCGCACGCACGCTCGCGACCACCGCCGCCCTGCCCGGCCAGGAGTTCATGCGCGGCTTCCGCAACGCTGGTGACGCCGCGGTGCGCTCCTCCGGGATCTTCGCCCGCACGGGATCCGCCGTGGCCACGATGGCCACCAGCGCCCAGACCGGGCTGACCCGGGTGGCCACCAGCACCGTCACCGTCGGCCACCAGGTGGCCGGGGCGGTCTCGGCCGCGACCGGGGCCGTGCGCGGCGTGGTCTCCGAGACCGCCGGCGCCTTCGGCACGTTCCGCTCCAGCATCAGCGGTGCGATCGCCCCCGTGCGCGGCCACATCGCCGACCTCACCTCCGGCATCAGCGGACTCGGCGGAGCAGCCGTCGCGGCCGCCGGCACCGTCGGAGGGGCCATCGCCGGTATCGCCGCGGTGGGTGGCTTCAACCGCGCCGTCCAGATCGAGCAGGCACAGGCCAAGCTCAAGGGCCTCGGCAACAGCACCGAGGACATCCAGAAGATCATGGTCAACGCCTCGGACGCCGTGAAGGGCACCAGCGCCGCCCTCAACGAGTCCGCCTCCGTCGCCGCCGCAGCGGTGGCCTCCGGCGTCGCACCCGGTGAAGACCTCGAGCGCGTGCTCCGCACCATCAACGACACCGCCGGCATCGCCGGCATGTCCATGCAGGACGCCGGCGCGATCTTCAACTCCGTGCTCGCCCGCGGCAAGCTCCAGGGCGACGACATGCTCCAGCTCACCAGCCGCGGCGTGCCCGTCCTCAAGTTCCTCTCCGACCAGCTCGGCGTCACCACCGACGACGTCTCCAAGATGGTCTCCAAGGGACAGATCAGCTTCGAGGACTTCGCCTCCGCCATGGAGAAGGGCGTCGGTGGCTCCGCCGTCGCCATGGGCAAGACCACCAGCGGCGCGCTCGCCAACCTCTCCACCGCGATCTCCCGCATGGGCGCCAACGTCATCACCCCGTTCATGCCCCTCGTCCAGAAGGCCGCCCTCGGCCTCACCGACGTCTTCGACGCCCTCGGCGCCCGCCTCAAGCCCGTCGCCGAAGCCATCGCCTCCTCCATCGCCGCGGCCGCGGACCCCGCATCCCGCCTCGGCGCCGCCCTCGCCTACCTCAAGGACCGCGCCGCCGACTTCCTCGGCGCCGCCGGCGGAATCGCCGACGCCATCCCCGCGCCCGCGCTCGCGGGCATCGCCGGAGTCGTGGGCGTGCTCGCCGTGAAGTTCGGGGCCGCGAAGATCGCAGCCGCCCCGCTCGTCGGCATCGTTGGCAAGCTCATGGGCGTACTCGGTCTCTCCACAGGCAAGCTCGCGATCTTCGGCCGCGCCTTCACCCTCCTGACCGGCCCGGTCGGCATCGCCATCTCCCTCGTGGTCGCCGCGATCAGCAGCAGCGAGGAGCTGCAGGGAACCATCGGCCAGGTCATGGGCACCATGGGCGGTCTCGTCGCCACGCTTATGGCCCAGCTCGTCCCGCTGTTCGCACAGCTGGCCTCAGCGATCATCCCGGCCGTCGTGATGGTCTTCCAGACCGTCGTCACGGTCGTGGCGCAGCTGCTCACGGCCATCCTGCCGCTGGTGGCCACGCTGCTCTCCCAGCTCCTGCCCGTCTTCGTGCAGCTGATCTCCACGGTCCTGCCGCCCGTCGTGACCATCATCACCGCGATCATCCAGGTGGTCGCCGCGCTCGTGATGGCCCTCATGCCGGTCATCACCACCATCCTCAGCCTCCTCGTCCCCGTCCTCCAGTTCGTCGTCACGGTCATCGCCGCGCTCGCCTCGGGGATCCTGACGCTGATCGGCGGGGCGGTCACGTGGCTGACCACGGTGGCGGTGCCCGCCCTCGGTGTGGCGCTGCAGGCGGTCGGCGGGTTCTTCACCTGGCTGTGGACCGGCGTGGTGCAGCCGGTGTGGACCTGGATCCAGGGCGCAATCAGCAACGTCGTGACGTGGATCGCCACCATCGTGGTGCCGTGGGTGCAGACCGCGATGGCCGCGCTCGGGCTCGTGTTCTCGTGGCTCTACACGACCGTCGTGCTCCCGGTGTGGGACGGCATCAAGACCGCCATCGCCGTGGCTGTGGCCGTCGTCATGACGATCTGGCAGGGCCTGGTGGCCTTCGTGCAGGGCGTGCTCGCCCCGTTGTGGAATTGGCTCTACGCGACCATCATTCTCCCGGCGTGGAACGGCATCAAGAACGTCATCGCCGCGGCCTGGGTCTGGATCCGGGACACCGTGTTCACCCCGCTCATGGACTTCGTGCGCGGGCCGTTGACCAGCGCATGGCTGTGGATCCGCAACACCGTGGCGCAGGTCTGGGGCGCGATCCGCGGCGCCATCTCCGCCGCATGGGTGTGGATCCGCGACGTCGTGCTTGTGCCGCTGATCAATTTCGTGCGCGGCGCGCTGACCAGCGCGTGGCTGTGGATCCGCAGCATCGTGGCCCAGGTGTGGGGAGCGATCCGGGGCACGGTCTCCAGCTCCTGGGCGTGGGTCCGCGACGTCGTGCTTGTGCCGCTGATCAACTTCGTGCGCGGGGCCCTCACGGGCGCGTGGCGGTGGATCAGCTCGGTGGTCTCGCAGGTCTGGACCGGGATCCGCAACACGGTGTCCAACACGTGGAATTTCGTGCGCGGCTCGATCCTGCAGCCGATGATCAACTTCCTCCGGGGCAGCGTAGTCAACGCCTGGAACGCCGCGAAGGACGGCATCAAGAACGCGTGGGACAAGGTCAAGAGCGTCGTCGACAAGCCGGTCGACTTCGTGATCAACACCGTCATCAACGGCGGGTTCATCAAGAACTTCAACAAGGTCGCATCGAAGTTCGGAATCGACACGATCGACGAGATCAAGTACAAGGGCCTCGCCCGCGGTGGTGTGGTGCCCGGCTACCAGCCCCGCAAGATCGACGACCACCTCTACCCGGTGGCCGGCGGGGGAGTGCAGCCGCTGCGCGGCGGGGAGGGCATCCTCACCCCGGAGGCCACCCGCGCGCTCGGCGGAGAGTCCTGGATCAACGGCGTCAACGCCGCCGCGAACTCCGGGGGTATCCATGGCGCCCAGTCGTGGCTCGACGCCTCGAAGCCCTCCATCGAGACCTTCCCGCGGGACAACGACAAGCGGTTTGCCATGGGACCCCCGGGTGGGCCCTCGGGCGGGCTGTGGTCCTCGAACCAGGCGCGCGCCTCGCAGCTGGGCTACTTCAACGTGCCCCGCGGCTCGATCAGCGGCGTGTCGTTCGAGTCCGCGGCGAAGGCCTGGATGGGGCGGTCCGCGCTGGAGATCCGCATGGGCTCCGGCGGGCCCGGTGTGCAGTCCATCTCCGGTGGTGGCGGTGGCCCGTGGGGCTACGCCACCTCGGACGGGCGGATCACCATCACCCCCGGTGGCCCGGCCGCTGTGGGGCCGTCCGCGGTGCGCGGCACGCTGATCCACGAGATCGGGCACGTGCTGTCCCTGAACCACCCCCCGGGCGGGTACGGGGCCACCGGGTCGATCATGTCCGCGGGCATGGCCGGCGGGTACTGGCCGTCCGGTGCGGACTACGCGAAGCTCGCGGAGATCTACGGCCAGCCCGGCAAGGGCGTCAAGAAGTACGACGACCCGGGCGGAGGCGGAGGGATCCTCTCCGGGCTGCTGGACATGATCGGGTTCGACAAGCTGCTCGAGAAGATCCCCGGCGGGGGCTTCGCGAAGGACCTCATGGTCGGGGCCGCGAAGAAGGCCTGGGAGGGCTTCAAGTCCTGGGCCGCGGCCGCCATCAACCCCTTCGACGGCGGCGACTCCGAGGTGGCCAGCGCGCAGGGCGCCGAGAAGTGGCGCGACACCGTCATCGCAGCGCTCAAGAAGGCTGGCCTGCCGGCCACGAAGCCCTACCAGGACGCATGGGTCAAGCAGATCGACACCGAGTCCGGCGGTGACCCGAACGCCGTGCAGGGCAACATCGGCGACATCAACAACGCCACCGGCGACCTCGGCAAGGGCCTGGTCATGGTCATCGGCTCGACCTTCGCGGCGAACCGCGACCCGTCCCTGCCGAACAACCAGTTCGACCCGCTGGCGAACCTCGTGGCCGGGATGAACCACGCCAAGTCCTACGGCATCGAGGGCATGCTCCGAGTGATCGGACACGGCCACGGATACGCGAAGGGCGGCGTGCTCCCCACCAACCTCCAGGGACTCGGCGCGCAGGTCTTCGACGGCGGCGGATGGCTGCGCAAGACCACGGACCCGATGCTCGTCCACCACCGCGAGACCCGCCCGGACGCCGTGCTCACCCACCAGCAGTTCCAGGACATGCACGCGCTCGCGCGTGAGGTCGAGGATCAGCGCGGACCGGCTGGCACCTGGGAGAACCACTTCCACCTGCCGGAGGCTCCGGAGGATCCGGACAAGCTCGGGCGCCGGGCCGGGGAAGCATTCGCCTTCGAGATGATGAGAGCGGGGATCTAGATGGACGACATCAGCCGGCGCCGCGCCGAGCTGCGCTGGGGCGATCAGGTCCTGACGCTGAGCACCGTCGAGGACGACCGGGAGGAGGAGCACCACCTCACGGACCTCGAGGGCTGGTACGGCGGGGTGGGCGTCTACGGCACGCAGCCGCAGCGGGAGCTCGGGCACGGTCTGTTCCCCCGCAAGGCCCTGCGTACCGGGCGCACGCTCACGCTCAAGGGCTCGCTGTGGTTCCGGGAGGAGTCCTGGCGGGACCTCGCGGACCGCTACGTCTCCGGGATCCTCCAGGACGGCGACTTCGGGACGCTCACCTACTCGGTGGACGGCTTCGAGCTCTCCACACGGGTTCGCCTGGATGGGGAGGTCAAGCACACCACGAAGGGGTACGAGTGGATCGACTTCGAGGTGCCGCTCATGGCGCCGGATCCGTTCCTGTACGCCCCGCCGGTCACCGCCCAGGTGTCCCCGCCCGGCGCCGGGGTCGGCTTCTCCTGGGCGAACGGCGTGTTCCCCGGCGGCGGGGTGGAGTGGCACGAGGGCCGCAACACGACGACGCGGATCGTGAACGAGGGCAACGCCGACGCCTACCCGACCGTGACCGTGCGCGGGTCCTGGCCGAACGGGTTCCGGCTCACGGACGGCCGCCACGCGGTCGAGTACCCGCACGCCGTCTACGACCAGTCCCCGGTGACCGTGAACATGCGCACCGGGTCCGTCACGGTGCGCGGCGCTGACCAGACGCACCGGCTCACGAAGCGGCAGTGGTTCAAGGTGCCCCCGCGGGGCGCGATCACCGTGCGCGCCGAGCAGTTCGCCCCGTCCACCGGGTGGGCAGACATCACCCTTCACTCGACCTACATCTAGGAGGACCCATGACAACCGCTTGGGGCATCCCCGACCTGCGCGACGAGAACGGCACGATCATCGACGCCACGACGCCGCAGGACATGCAGCTGATCATCGACGCGCAGTACCAGAACGCCGGGATCCTCACCGGCGCGTACATTGGGCTGCGCTCAGACCTGAAGGTCGACGTGTACGACGGCGCCGTGGTCATGAAGTGGAACAACCGCGGCTCGATCTTGGTGCCGGTGTACCGGCAGACGATCACCCTCGACCCGCCCCCGGCCACCGGGGACGTGACCGTCTCCTTCTACGTGGAGCAGGCCGACACGGCCACGTCCAAGGCCGCGTCGGTGGTGATGACCACGGGGGCTGTGCCCGCTGGGCGGGTGGTGCTGGACAAGATCCTCGTCCCGGCCGGGACCACGAAGACCTCGTCCTGTACCCGGGTGTGGGACCGGCAGTACGCGATGCACTCCCAGTCCACGCTCGGCAGCCTGTCGGTGGCCGTGGACCAGGGCGGGGACGTGCGGAAGAAGGGCACGAAGTACAAGAAGTGCGCCCAGCGGTTCACCGTGGACACCGACCGCGAGGTGAACATCAAGCTCTCGATCACCGCCGGGCGCACGAACGCCTCCGGGGTCTCGAGCATCGGCACGGTCGCCGGCACCGCGGGTTCCCTGCGCTACGGGCTGTACGTGGACGACGAGCTCGTGAAAACCTTCGAGGTCGGTATCGACCGGCGGTGGACCACCGTGCAGGTCGAGTCGCTGCACAAGGTCACCCGCGGGGCCCACACCGCGCACGTGGTCTCGGAGTGGGCCGACGACGGGGACATGGCCACCAACACGTTCTGGGTGGTGCGCTGGGGTGGCAAGGACCGCTTCCCGGGCGACGCGCTGACGGTCTACGACGCGGGGGTCTCGGTGTGAGCTGGCAGGTGAACCTCGTGGAGACCGTCACCGGACAGGTCGGCCGGACGCTGTCCCCGGAGGCCGGGTCCTGGGCGATCGAGCTGAACAAGGCCGACTCCGGCTCCGTGCGGATCTCCAAGGACGACGTCGCGGACATCGACCGGCGCCGGTTGTCCCCCTGGTGGGCGTCGGTGCTGTTCTCCTACATCACCCCGGACGGGCGGGTCATCCCGGTGTGCGGGGGTCCGATCATCTCGTGGCCCTCGGAGGACCAGGACAGCCTGACCCTCGACTGGCGGGGCATGCGCGAGGTGTTCACCCGCCGGCACCTCGAGAAGGACTACACGCTGCGCGGCCTGTCGCTGGGCACGATCGCGTGGGAGGTCGTCAAGGCCGGGATGGACCGCCCCGCCGGGGGCCTGCCGATCGTCCACGGCTCCCCGTACGAGTCGAAGTCCACCCTGAACGAGCGCACCTACGAGGCGTGGAACCTGGCGAACAACAACTGCGAGAAACGGCTCACGGAGCTCACCAACGTGATCCACGGCCCGGACATGATGTTCCGCCCCGAGTGGGCCGACGACGAGATGACCCGGGTCCGGTGGCGGTTCGTGCACGGCACCTCGTGGGACCCGACCATAGCCCAGGACACCACGATGGTGTGGGACACCACCGCCGCGGGCACCCACGTCACGAACCCCTCCGTCACCTCGGACGGCTCGAAGATCGTCACCCGCGTGTTCGGCACCGGCGCCGGCGAGGGCGCGAAGGTCACCCGCACCCAGGCCGAGTCCCTCGCCCTGATCAAGGAGGGCTGGCCGCCGCTGGAGACCGTGATCTCCGACCAGGACCAGGCCAAGCCCGAACCGATCCGCCAGAAGTGCCTGGGTGAGCTCGCGGACTCCCGGCGGATGGTGGACCAGCTCTCCGTCACGGTGTACGCCGCCCACGAGGCCACCCCGTGGGGCACCTGGCACGTCGGCGACACGGTGACCGTGGTCCTCACCGACGACTGGTGGTCCATCCCCGGCGGCGAGCACCAGATGGACATCATCAAGGCCAGCGGGGACCTCACCGACATGGTGAAGGTCGAACTGCAGCAGGGCCAGTGGTACGCCCCGACCGATCTGATATAGGAGGCCCACATGCCACAACGGCAGAACCTCAAGCCCGCGCTCGCGGACACGCTGCGCCAGCTGCGCAACGACGTCCAGTCTGGCGCCACCGTCCCGCACGGTATCAAGACGGTGGAGCCGGGGGAGGGCCTGCAGCTGGTGCCCCCGGGCGATGGTGCGGAGATCTTCTGGGACTGGGAGACCGCGAACAGCGTGGAGCAGCGCATCCAGGACGGCACGGCGCTGATCGACCAGACCCGGGCCACGCTCGCGCAGACCGAGCAGACCCTCGCGGACGCGCAGGACCGGATCGGGCGGGTCGCGGCCGGGGAGATCGAGAAGATCGACGGGCACATCATCATCAACGGCACCGTGGACCTGCCCGCGCTGAACGTCACCGGGGAGATGGCCGCGACCGTCGTGAAGGCCCTGGACGTCACCGCCCGCCGGGGCATCTTCACGGAGGGCCTCACCGCTCAGGACTCCACCCTGCTGGGCACCACGGTCGCGGAGGTCATCAACGCGGGCACGGTCGCCACCCGAATCATGACCTCGGGTCTGCTGCAGACCACCACGGCCTCGACCCGGGGCGTGAAGATCGACAACGCGGGCATCCGGGCATGGGACGAGGACGGGCAGCAGTCCGTACAGATCAACGGCCGCAACAACTACCTCGTGGGCGAGCTCTCCACCGCACCGGACCGGCAGCGCGTGCGTCTGCGCTCCACCGGGTCCATCGCCGCCGCGGACTTCTTTGGGTCGAACAACACGATCGACCACCTCGCGATCTGGCATCAGGCCGATGCGGGACAGGACACGGTCTCGAAGATCATCTCCCACAACGTCATGGCACAAGGCAAGGGCAACCCCGGGATGCTCATGTTCCCGTTCCGCGGGGAGTTCGCGTTCACCGGCAGGTGGGCGCAGGAGTCCGACACCGTGAAGTTCTTCCGCATGGACAACGACCGCGGCCTTCCGGCCGGTGGGTACGTGGACGTGGTCTACACCTACCGGTTCGCGTTCACGAGCCAGTACACGGTTCTCATGCCCTACCTTTCCGTCGAGACCGCGTCCGGACGCGAGTGCATCGCGATGATCATGCAGCTGACCTACAGCACAATCAAGGTCCGCATCGTCAACAAGTCCGCGGGGGACACCGGCTCGCTGAAGGTACGAGGAGTCGTGTTCAACGTCAACGAGGGCCTCTACTCGAACTACTTCTAAGGAGCGGCAATGGGCGAATGGACCACACCCGCAGGAACCGTGCAAGTCGAAGAAGTCGGCCTGTACATCGACGGGGAGTACCTCCCCGACAAGGAAGGACCCACCCATGGCACAAGCGCCTGACCTCACCCCCGCCGACTACCAGCGGATCATCGCCACCCTCTCCACCCAGAAAGCCCAAGCGGAGCTCGCGGCCCTGGAGTGGCAGGTCCGCGCCGAGAACGCCTCCGCGGCGCTCGCCGCGCAGGCCACCAGCGAGGGGGCGTCGGAGTGAGCGCGTTCATCCCGTCCCATGACCCGCCCACGTGGTGGGAGCGGGCTCTGACGCACCCGATCATCTGGGTGGCGGCCTGGTCGGTGATCGCCGGCGCGCTGCTGGGGCTCTCGCCGTTCTTCCCGGCGTACACCCCATCCCCGTCGCTGGGCCGGCTGCCGGGCTGGACGGCGGCGCTGCTCGCGGCCACGCTGGCCGGCGGTGGCGGGGCCGCGGTGGTGGGGCTGCTCAACGACTGGCAGAACCGCTCGCGGGCGTGGAATGTGGAGCAGGCCGGCTGGATCCTGATCGCGGCCGGGTGGGCCTCCTACGCGTTCGTGGTCGTGCAGAACTTCCCGCACTCCCAGTTCTCCTGGGGGCAGGGGGTGATGTTCGTGGCCATGGCCGCCACCCGGGTGATCGCTCTGCATCTGATGGCCCGGCGGACCCGGGCGAAGCTTCGAGAGATTCGGGCGGCAGCGACCAGCGAGCAGGAGGTGATCACCCGTCATGAGTGAGGAAAGCATCGTGGCGATCGTGGTCGCGCTCCTGGCCGGCGGTGGCCTGTGGACGTTCCTGGCCGCGCTGATCCCGAAGAAGGAAGCGCCGATCAAGAAGGCCGACGCCGAGACCGTCGCCGCGCACACCTCCCAGCAAATGACCCTGGAGTTGCTCCACGACGTGCAGAACGAGCTGCGCGAGACCCGGGAGAACGCGGATCGGGAGTACCGGGCGCGGCTGTCCCTGGAGTCCAAGGTCCAGGGCCTGCAGGCCGACCGTGAGGCCGACCGGCAGGAGCTCGGTCTGCTGCGCCAGGCCGTCGAGGTGCTCGTCGGCGGGTGGCGCGACATTCAGGAGCGGTGGGAGGAGCTGCGCCGCCGCCCGGACCCGCCGGCGCTGCCGCACTTCCGTATCCCCCCGCGTCGGGGCTCCACGGCCACCCACGAGCAGTAGGCCACCACACGCACATCAACCCCGCAGGCATACGCCGCGGGGTTTCTTCATGCCCGAGGACGGGCGGAAAGGAGGGGCCCGTGGTGAACATCGATGAGTCCCGCACCGCGGTGAACTACACCCCGGGCCGGCAGGGCCGCCGGGTGGACAAGTTCGTGATCCATCACTGGGGGGTCGATGGGCAGAAGCACGACGACGTCGTGGACTGGTTCTGCAACCCTGCCAAGGGCGCGCAGACCTCGGCGCACTTCGTGGTCTCGGGCGGGCGGGTGCACTGCATCGTCTCCCCAGCCGACACCGCGTGGCACGCCGGGGACTGGGACGCGAACACCACGAGCATCGGCATCGAGTGCCGCCCCGAGGCCACCGCCGCGGACTACGCCACCGTCGCGGAGCTCGTGCGGTGGCTGCGCGCCCAGTACGGGGACCTGCCGTTGCGCCCGCACAAGGCGTTCTTCGGCACCTCGTGTCCGGGCCGCTGGGACCTGGCACGCTTGGATCGCGAGGCCCGTGGCTTCAAGCCCCCGGTCAAGGCGCCCCCATCCCCGGATGGGGCGATGCGCCCAGCCCCGGGCATGTACCCCATCACCCAGCGGTACCGGGAGAACTCCACCGCGTACAACTCGGCGGGAATGCACGGTGCCCTGGACTACGGGGTGCCCGTGGGCACGCCCCTGGTGGCACCGGAGGACGGGACCGTGGTCTTCGACGGGTGGGCGTGGGACCTGCCCGGCGGGCCCAACGACTGGGCGTCGCGCTGGTACCTGATCAAGCCGGCGGTGGGGGACACGAAGGGCGGCGGCGGGATCATCACGATCTTCCGCAACTCGGCGGGCTCCCACTGGGCTCTGTGCCACGCGTCCCAGTCGTTCTACCAGGTCGGGGACAGGGTGCGCGCCGGGCAGGTTCTGCAGCGCTCCGGGGCCACCGGCATCGCCACCGGCCCGCACTCCCACGTGAACCTCTGGCCCGCCTACCCGAACTGGGGCAACGGGGCATATGGGGCAATTGACCCCGAGCCGTACATCACCCGCCCGTACGCGCCCATCACCGCCACCTCGTGGCAAGGCTCGGCCACCACCGGCACGGGCACCGCAACGAACACCGCATTCGACTTTCTGGAGTGGATCACTATGGCCAAGCAGGCCGACATCAACAAGGCGCTCACCGCGTGGGCGTCTAGCCCCGAAGGCCAGGCCGTCCTGGGCCGCGCCGTCCTGGACCGCCAGTTCAAGGACTCGCAGGGCCGGAAGATCAGCCTCGCCTACGTCCTGAAGTACGACAAGGCCAACTGGGACACCGTCCGGGCGATCGCCCAGGCCGTGCGGCCCTCGTCCATCGCCCTGGCCGTGTGGACGTACACGTCCAAGCTCAACGGCAACAAGGACGCCTACCAACTGCTCACCGACGCCCAGCCCACCACGGCAGGCTCCACCACTACCATGAAGGAGGCCTGATCATGGCCGCGAACTCCACCACCCTCACCGCCCCCGGCACCATCAGCCCCAAGGTGTTCTGGCCCGTACTCGTGGGCCTCGCGCTCACCTTCGCCGGGTCGTTCCTGGCGGCGGTCACCCCGGACATGCTCACCGGCCTGGGCGCGTTCGCGGTTCCCATGTCCATGGCGCTGACCGCGGTCGCGCAGGGCATCACCGCGTACCTGAAGCACGACGAGCTGCGGACTATCGGCGTGGACGCCACCGCCGCGGTGCTGCCCGCCGCGCCGACCGTGCTCCCACCGGTCGTGGACGAGACCAGCACCGAGTCCACCGTGGCGGACGCCCCGGACACCGCCGGGGACCTGCAGGCCGAACTCGACGCACTGCACTGCGACACCCGGGCCTGACCCCAGGCAGCGAAGCGCCCCCACCGTGATGGTGGGGGCGCTTTCGTCATGCCCGGGGCCGTGCGTTCAGTCCAGTGCCGCGGCTGCAGCCTGGTCCGCGTCGTCCGCGAGGTGCCCGTACGTGTCCGACGTCGTCTTGATGGACTCGTGCCCGAGCCGCCGCTGGATCACGGTCAGAGGCACCCCTGCCGCGATCAACCACGAGGCGTGCGTGTGGCGCAGGTCGTGGATCCGCGGCGCTGCCCGCAGCTGGTCTTCCAGATCCCGCAGCATCGGCTGCCACACGGCCTTGTGGAACTCGTGGTTCCACACCGGGCCGCCTTGCGGTGCCGTGAACAGCAGATCATCCCGCTTGCGCTCGCCAGCCACTCCCCGCACCAGCGCGGTCACAGCCGCGGGCATCGACACGGTACGTCGGCCCCGCGCCGTCTTGGGCGCCCCCACGACCCAACCCCGCCCGGCCTCCTTCCAGGCCCGCGTCACCGACACGCTCCCGCGCTCGCGGCTGGTGTCAACGTCGCGGACCCGCAGCGCGGTGGCTTCGGACCATCTCAGCCCGGTGCCGGCGAGGAAGTGCACGAGGGGGGAGTAGCGCGCGGGCACAGCCTCGGCGATGAGGGCGACCTCCTCGCGAGTGAGGAAGACGGGCTCGCGCCGTGTGGTGGAGCGGGGGAAGCGGGCGCCGTGCGCGACGTTCGTGGGGATGATGCCGTCCTGGACGGCCTGAGAGAGCGCAGCCGAGAGCAGGCTGTGGACGTTCCTCTTCGATTTCACGGCCAGGGGAAGACCGTTGAGCCAGGAGGCCACGTCCTGCCGTGTGAGCGTGTCCACGGGGATGGGGCCGATGGAGGCCGCGGTGATGTGCCGCTGGGCGAGCCTGCGGTAGCGGTGGCGGGTTCCATCGGTGACCGCGGTCAACCCCTCGATGTGCGCGCCCACCACGGTGGCGACCGTGTCCGCCGTGGAGCGGAGACGGGACGCTGACTGCGCCGCCAGCGCGAACGACTGCCCGTTGGCGTTGAGGAAGTCCCGCAGCTCGAGAGCATCCTGCTGAGTGGCCATCGATCGCGAAGTCTGCTTGCCGGAGTCGGCATCACGCCAGAGCACCGCCCACACGGTCGTGCCGTCCTTGCGCACGCGCTCTCGGATGCTCGCCATGGTCCCGAGCATAGGGCCGTGTCAACGAAAATCGGCCTCGTGTCAACGAGACCGATTCCACCCCGCTCTGACTAGGCGGTTTATGGTGCCCCAGGAGGGAGTCGAACCCCCGACCAAGAGATTAGAAGGCTCCTGCTCTATCCACTGAGCTACTGGGGCGTGCTGCGGGCAACGAGACCCTACTTTAGCAACGCCGCAGCGCCGTCCGATGCGCGCGCCCGTGCGGAGCGCCCTCCCCAGCTCCGAGCACGACGGCGCCCGGTCGGCCGTTCTCCCCAGTTCCGTCCGCCGTCGGGCACCCGGGCGCGGGGCGCAGCACAGTGGGAGCACCCCGTACCGGGGCACATTTCTCGCCCGCTGTGAACGGCCTCGGGGCCGCAGACCGGAACCGGGCGAGCACGAACGAGGAGCACTCCATGAGCGAGCACATCACCCTTCGCGGATTCGTGGGCAAGGACCCGGAATCCCACCTCTTCGAGGACGGCACCATGGTGGCCCGGTTCCGTCTGGCCACCACGTCCCGGCGCTTCGACGCCGCCACGAACACGTGGCACGACACCAGCACGAACTGGTACACGGTCCGCTGCTTCCGATCCCTGGCCATGCACGTCATGGCCAGCGTGCGCTGCGGGCACCCCGTGGTGGTCACCGGCAAGCTGGGCATCAACGAGTGGCAGTCGGAGAACGGGCCCCGCACCGTGGTGCAGGTGGACGCGGCCGCGGTGGGTCACGATCTGAGCTTCGGCACCGCCAACTTCTCCCGCTCCAGTGGGCGGGCCCAGCGCCAGGACGCGCAGGACGGAGGTAGCCACGAGGGCACCCGGACCGGCGGCGGGTCGAACCCGGAGGCGCGGGGGACCGGCGCCACCCGGGACGGCGGCGGCACCGGTCCCGGGGAGGGGCAGGGCCGCGCCGGCACCGAACCGGGGGAGGACCGCTACCGGGACGCACAGGCACTGGGCCTCGCGGAAGAGGGATTCGTGGACCTGGAGTCCGGGGCGGTCCTGGCTGTGGCCCGGGACGACGACACGTTCCGCGATCCGACCGGGGGCACACGCGAGCGCGGGACCGCGAACGGGGATCCCGGGCGTTCGTGTGAGGACGCGGCCGGTACGGACGCGGATGGCGGGGACGCGGACCAGGAGGCGGCCAAAGACCGGGCACCGGCGGTGGCGTCCCACTGA